GAGCTATCTAAAAAAAGAGGCAGAGGTCGACAAGACTTTATAGACCTTGCACAAGATTTAGGACTTGCAAAAAAAGGTTCTGAAGAACAACCACCAGAAGATGATGAAGAAGAACAAATTTTAACTGGTGCACAAAAAACTCAATTGTTTAAAAATTTATTTAGAGAAGGTGGTGCTAAAAATATTGACTATGCAAGATTAGGTAGAGCAACTAAAAGAGGTAATCAAGGTTTATATCAAGAAGGATTAGAAGCTCTTAAGAAAACTTTAAAAGGTAAAAAGGATGGTGGTAGAATTAATTATGCAATTGGTGGAGAGGTAGAAGATTTTTATGAAACAATTGCACAAAGACAAAACAGATTACAAAATCCAGGATTCATTGCATCAGGTATTCAAAATATTATTGGAAATATTTTACCACAACAAAGATCAGTTCCTGAAATGTTATCAAGTGGTGCTGTAGATGAAAGACTGACTTCAGGAATTCCTTTTGGAATTAGTGGTCTTCTTGCAAGAGCTTTACCAGATAAATACTATGATCAAACATTAGGTCAACAAGCTTTTACTCAATCACAAATGGGTTATACAGGTCCAACTGTATTTGGTGAAAACACAACTGGTAATTACAAAGATCCATTTGGATATAATGTTAGATCCGCTTTTGGAAATTATTCAGACTTTGTACAAGAAAGACTTGGTAAGTTAGAAGATATTGTTGAAGATCAATTATCAAGAGGATTAACCGATACTTTACAAATGAAAGAACTTAATTTTAGAAAAAATCAAAATATGCAAAGACAAAATTTAATTTCAGATGCTGCAAAAATTCAAGAACTAAAAAGACAAGAAGAAATAAAAGCTGCAGCTGCAAGAGAAATTGCAAATCAAGCAGCAATTGAAAGCACTAGATATGCATTTACAGATACAGGTAATAGTGTTGGTAGAAGTAGTGATCCAGGAACTGCAGCAGCAGGAATGGGTGGAGGTTCAAGACAAGCAACTTCTGCGGGCTCAACTAGTTCAGGAAGAACAGATGGTGGTTGGGGATGGGCTGATGGTGGACGAGTCGGTTATCAAGCAGGTGGTCTTGCAATTTTTTTTGGTAAAAAATAATGGAATTAAAATATAACCCAGAACTAGGAATGATTGTAAAAGAAAATGATGAACCAGCTACTCAAGCTGATATTTTAGCATGGTCTGCTGCTAATTCAGAACCAGTTGAAGAAGAACGAAAAAAACAAGATCCACGTATGTTAAATGAACTAATGCAAAGTTTGACAGGCAGTAAAACGTCTGATACTGTAGACGTAGGTGTTGAAACAATCAAAGATAAAGGATAAAATAGTCGAATGGCTGATATAGATAAATCTTTACCCAATTCAAAAACAACTGTTGAAGTTCCAGGTGAAGTTGAAATAGAAGAAGCAATTAAAGAAAAAGTAGAACAAGTACAAACTGAAGGCGGTCCAGTAGAAATTGAAATGGACGACGAAGGTGGTGCTGAAGTTTCTTTTGACCCTTCTGCTGCAACTCCTGAAGGCGGTGAAGATCATTTTTCAAACCTTGCAGAATTTTTAGATGATAGTGTTTTAGATCCATTAGGAAATAAACTTTATGATCAATATACAGAATACAAAGAATCAAGAGCAGACTGGGAAGATAGTTATAGAGATGGTTTAAGTCTTTTAGGATTTAAGTATGAAAGAAAAACAGAACCATTTAGAAATGCATCTGGTGTAAATCACCCAGTTCTTGCAGAAGCAGTTACACAATTTCAAGCGCAAGCTTACAAAGAATTATTACCAGCAGATGGCCCAGTTAGAGCTCAAATTTTAGGTGACCCTACTGCTGCAAAACAAGATCAAGCAAATAGAGTTAAAGACTTTATGAATTATCAAATTATGGATCAGATGAAAGAATATGAACCAGAGTTTGATCAAATGCTTTTCTATCTACCCCTCTCCGGATCTACCTTTAAGAAAATCTATTATGATGAACTTTTAGGTAGAGCGGTATCTAAATTTGTCCCTGCGGATGATTTAATTGTACCTTACTCTGCAAACTCATTAGATGATGCAGAAGCAATTGTGCATGTTATAAAAATTTCTGAAAACGAATTAAGAAAACAACAAGTCGCTGGTTTTTATAGAGATATAGAATTAGGTGAACCAACAGGTAGAGAAGATCAAATAGAAGATAAAAAATTAGAATTAGAAGGTATTCAAAAAGATGGAGAAGATCAACATACTCTTTTTGAAATTCATACTGATTTAGATATTGAAGGATATGAAGATGTAGGAGAAGATGGTGAGCCGACAGGAATTAAACTTCCTTATGTAGTTACAGTTGCAGAGTCTAACTCTAAAATTTTATCTATCAGAAGAAATTATAATCCCGACGATCCGTTAAAAAAGAAAAAGAATTATTTTGTTCAGTTTAAATTTTTACCTGGTACAGGATTCTATGGCTTTGGTTTAATTCACATGATTGGTGGTTTAACAAGAACTGCTACAACTGCATTAAGACAATTATTGGATGCAGGAACTTTATCGAATTTACCTTCTGGATTTAAATCACGTGGTATTAGAATTAGAGATGATGCACAACCTTTACAACCTGGTGAGTTTAGAGATGTCGACGCTCCGGGAGGCAATATCAAAGATCAGTTTATGACGTTACCATTTAAAGGACCTGATCAAACTTTATTATCTTTAATGGGAATTGTAGTTTCAGGCGCACAACGATTCGCGGCCATCGCTGATGCACAAGTAGGCGATATGAATCAACAGGCAGCCGTGGGTACTACTGTGGCGTTATTGGAGCGTGGATCGCGGGTGATGTCAGCTATTCACAAAAGATTATATGTAGGTTTAAAACAAGAGTTTAAATTATTAGCAGAAGTATTTAAAACATATTTACCACCAGTATATCCATACGATGTACCAGGAGCATCTAGAGAAATTAAAGTACAAGACTTTGATGACAAGGTAGATATTTTACCAGTTGCAGATCCTAATATATTTTCTCAAACACAAAGAATATCTTTAGCGCAATCACAACTACAACTTGCACAATCAAATCCACAAATTCATAATTTGTATCAAGCTTATAGATCAATGTATGAAGCGTTAGGTGTTAAAAATATAAATTCTATTCTACCTCCACCAGCACAACCAATGCCAATGGATCCAGCATTAGAACATATTTTAGCAATGAGTATGAAACCTTTCCAAGCGTTTCCAGCTCAAGACCATAAAGCACATATTGATGCTCACTTAAACTATATGAGAATTAACATGGTACAAAATAATCCTGCAATTATGGCTGCATTACAAAAAAATATTTTAGAACACATAAGTTTGATGGCTCAAGAACAAGTTCAAATAGAATTTGTAGATGAATTACAAGAAATACAAATGATGCAACAACAAATGCAAGCTATGGGAGCTCAAAATCCTGCTATGATGGCTGGAATGGCACAAAATCCACAAGCAATGCAGATGCAACAAAGACTACAACAGCTTACAAACACAATTGAATCTAGAAAAGCAAAACTAATTGCTGAAATGCAAGAAGATTATGCTAAAGAAGAAGAAAAAATTAGTGGTGAGTTTGGTGGAGACCCATTATTGAAACTAAAAGCTAGAGAAATTGACCTTCGAGCACAAGAAAATCAAAGAAAAGAACAAGAAGGGCAAGAAAAAATCAATATCGACAAAATGAAAGCGATGATGAATGATACACATCACGATGAAAAGCTAGAACAGAACGAAGAATTAGCTCATTTACGTGCTGGAGTGTCTCTTGCTAAACAACAAATGTCTGATATGAGTAAAATAAATGATTTTGGTAGAAATTTTCTAAAAAAATAACTATAATCTAATTTAATAAGGAGAACATTATGAAAAAAACTGGAACTTATATAAAAGCGCCAAAAATTGAAAAACAAATGGGTACAAATAAGGACGGCTACAAACAAGGTGGCGTAGTTATTGAAGCAACTGACCCAAGTACATCTCAAACAGTTGATGTCAGAGGAACAAAAAGAATGTTAGCTGACAAAAAACCTGTTAAAGCAACCTGGAAGTAAGTTATGTGGTTCAGCGCTATTAAATTAGCCGCTCAAGCTGGCTCTCACATATTTAAAAACCGCCAAAGAACTAAAATGCTTATGGCTGATGCACAAATGCGTCATGCAGAAAAGATGGCAAACGGCGAAGCCGAATACCAGGGCAAATTATTAGAATCAAGAAATTCTGACTGGAAAGACGAATTCATTTTATTATTATTGTCGGCTCCAATTGTTATGTTAAGTTGGGCAGTATTTTCAGAAGACCCAAGTGCGATGGAAAAAATGAAATTGTTCTTTGATTATTTTTCACAATTACCTTTTTGGTATCAGACAATTTTTGTCGGTGTCATTGCATCGGTGTACGGTTTAAAAGCAACAGATTTAATTAAGAGGAAATAATGCCATTAAATAAAAAAGGTAAAAAAATTAAAAAAGCTATGATTAAA